GGAATGGTACTCGCTGATTGACAACACCACCGGCAATGGGATTGAGGACTCGCCCACAGGCACCACGCCCACGTCTACAGATGATACGCTGGAAATTCTCAGCATCACATATGCCAAGCTGGAGCTTGGAGCGATTGACTGGCCCCTGTCGTTCGTGACCTATTCCAACTTTGAGAGATTGCTGGAAAACAACGATGTTTCCGGCACGCCCCGTTATATTACACACTACGCTGGTCAAATAGGCGTTTGGCCCCGGCCCGGCTCTGCCTTTACACTCTATATCAGCGTTACTGCCAAGCCTGCGGTTCCTTCAGCAGATGCGGATGATTCAGTATGGTTTCAGCAGTATGAGGAGCTGATTGAGAACAGCACCGCTCGCCGCGTTGCGTTCAAATGGCTTCATGATCGTGAGTTAGGCGGAACGTTCGCTCTGGTGGAAAAGGAGCAGGAAGACTTGCTGTTGGCTGAGGGCGCGGTTCGTAGCTCTACCGGGCGCGCCACCCAGACGTTGTTTTAGATGCAGACGGTCGATCTGCCCTTCGGCGAGTTTTTGCCTGACCAGCCCAACTACAAGAATCCCGGCTGCATCGTGGCGGACAATTGCTTTCCTTCCGCGGGCGGCTACTCGTCCTTTCTCGGCGGCAAGGCGTCTGGTGATGTCATAGATGAGGCGGTAAGGGGCGCGGAGCAGTTCTTTCGCACGGATGGCACTTCGGTAATTGCGGGCGGCACGGATACAAAGCTGTTTGTGCTTGTCAACGGCACGCTGACGGAAACCACCGGGTACACGTCCATCGGCGCGGACGGCCAGTGGCAGTTCGCTCAGTTCAACGGCCTGATTATCGCGGCTGGGCCAAACAACTCACCGCAATATCTGACGGATGTCGATTCCGATATCACATGGTCTGCACTCCCCGGTTCGCCGCCCACAGCAGAGCAAGTAGGCAGGGCGGGTAATTTTCTTGTTCTCGGCAATATCGCCAGCAACCTAAGCCGCATTCAGTGGTCAGCGGAGAATGACCCTACGGCCTCATGGGTAACGGACAGGATTGTGCAGAGCGGGTTGGCCGAGTTGCCGCAGGAATATGGCAAAATTACTGGCATCACCGGGGATAGGTATCCTCTGGTAATCCAGGAAAGGGCGGTTGGCAGGCTTGATCCGGTTGGGCCGCCTACAGTGTTCAGCCATACAATCATAGAAGAAGCCCGAGGGTGCATAGCTCCGGGGTCCATAGTTACGGTAGGCTTCCTGACCTATTTTCTAAGCCATGACGGATTCTGGGTAACAGATGGCGCCCAGGTCATGCCCATAGGCACCAGGAGGGTAAACCAATTCTTCTTCGACACCGTGTCCGAAACCGACAGATTCAGAACCCACGGCACGGTTGCGTGGGACAAGCAGGCCATCATCTGGAGCTTTTACCCTGCGTCAAACGCTACCGGATTCAAGCGGCAGATTATCTATTCATGGGCTGAAAATAGATGGTCTACTGGTTCGCTGGAATTGGACTGGCTGGTGGATAACAAGGTTGCAGCCACTACGCTGGAGGATCTGGACGCACTGTTCCCGAGCGGGCTTGAAACAGTCACGCCAAGCATGGATTCATCGTTTTGGCTGGCCAAATCACGCGTACTCTCGGCCTTCATTCAGGATGGGTCCGGTAACTCGGAGATGAACACGCTTAATGGCGATACGCTGGAGGCAACATTCGAGACAGCAGAGCACGAGCCCAAGTCCGGCAGCAGGGTGTCGGTCAACGAAATCTTTCCGGTGGTCGAAAACGCCGACATCAACACAACCGCTGGCACCGTTACCAGAGACTTCAAGGGCGGGCCTGAAACAACGTCGCCTCTTGTGGCCATCAATTCTTCAGGGGCATGCCCTGCGCGGACGGATGGGCGCTACGCAAGAGCCAAGATGGTAATCCCCGCCGCAGCAACGTGGGAAAAGGCACAAGGCGTTCAAATGACATTCAGACCTAGCGGGAGGCGATAATGGCTGACCGCCCGGTAATGCTTGGCCAAAATACCCGCCAGCGCGAAGAGCGCGAGCGCGTAACCCCTGATAGCATTCCGGTTATCAAGGCTGTAACCAACGTCACCAATTCCAATGTCACCCTGTGGACGGTCACCACGGACCCGGATAAATTCCTGTACATAGAGGATTTCGGCGTTTGCAATATCTCGGGCGTGGCGATTAAAATCACGGTGTATATCGTGCCATCGGGTGGGGCGGCGCTAGCAACCAACAAGGTATATGACGGGTTCCAGGTTTTGGCTGGGGATAGTGGCACCCTCACTGCGGTTGTTGGTCATACCCTCAACCCTGGGGACTTGATTATCGCCGCCACGGACAATGCAACCGGGGCCAACTTCTGGCTCTGGGGCCAGGAATTCACGGGCGGTGTTCCTACCAGAGGCTCCGACTAGTGCCGCGCTTCATCAGCAAGCCCCCACCCTTCCGTGCGGTAAGTGAGGGCGGACTTAATGTCGCCAGCGGCAAAATACCGGGAGTTTCCGTTGTCCACAAGTTCGGGCGCAATGAATCTATCGGAACAACCTACACCCTGATATCGACAGGCGGCGTTTACCAGATGTTGCAACCAGCAGCAGCGGTAACTCTCTGGGTCAAGGCTGGTGGAAATGCAGCCGATACAGCGGCTGGGGTTGGCGCGCGGAGCGTTTCATTTCAGGGACTGGACGAGACAGGAGCAGAAGTAACCGCGACCGTAGCGACCGCCGGGGCCTCTGCCAGCCTTGCAACGACAGAGACATTCATTCGCCTGTACAGATCGTGGGTTGCTACCTCCGGGGCATACGCCACCACGGCAACAGCGTCTCAGGCGGCGGATATTGTCATAGAGGATAGCGGCAGCGCAGCAGATTGGGCTACGATACAGTTCGTCTCGCCGGGCTTGGGGCAGACCGAAATCGGGGCGTATTCGGTGCCGCTCGGTAAGACTGCCTATATCCAGAGCGCTATTCTGCAGGTGGATAGCACAAAGGCCGTAGACCTGGCCCTTTTCCAGAGGCAATCCATTCTGGATGCAGCGGCCCCGTACCAGGCGGCAAGAATTGTATTCCAAGCCGTCGCACTGGATGGGATCGAGACGGTAAGGCCGCTAACACCGTTTGGCCCCTTCCCGGCCCTCACAGATCTGTTCTGGATGGGCAAGGTTGCCGCTGGGACCGGCTCTGCCACAATCGACTATGAAATCGTGCTGGAGGACACATGAACCAGATGGCGAAAATCATCAGGATTGTGGGCGTCCAACCGGAAGATATCATGGATGTCTGGCCGTATGTGAAAGAGTACTTCGCCAGCTTCGAGACAAGGGCCAAGGGCTTCCTAACCGCTAGTGACCTTCTTACCTCAGTCATAGACGGCAAGATGCAGTGCTGGATTGCCGTTGGAGAGGAGATATCGGACGTTCGGGCTTGCGGACTGACTGAAATACCCAAAGGTAGAAAAAAAGTGGTGGTCTTCAGTTTCTGCTCCGGGAAGGGCCGGGAGGATTGGCGGGACGCAATGGTGGATGAAATAGAACGGTGGTCAAGGCACATAGGGGCCGATACTCTCCGCATTATCTGCCGCCCGGGGTGGACAAAGGAGATCAAATCTCTTGGCTACCGCGAAACTCATAGGATACTGGACAAAGAGCTATGAGCGCCGATTACGCCAAATGGTTGGATAATATCCGCTACACCGACGATCTGGACGGTGGCGGCAGGGCATTGGCCCCGGTGTTTCAAGCCGCTCTCAAGGGCAGGAAGTTCAAGCGGTGCCTGGAATGGTGCGCTGGCCCAGCATGGATTGGCTTCTGGCTGCTGGAAACCGGGGTAGTGGAAGAATTGGTTACGGTGGACATCAATCCCAAGGCCACTGAAATGGTAGAGGCAACGGCGGCTGCCAGTGGATATCCGGTTACATCATACACCAGCGACAATCTCAGGGAGGTGCCAAAGCATGAATCCTTTGATTTGGTGGTCTCCAATCCTCCGAACTACTGCAACATTCAACCTTCCCATCCTATGGGCTACCTTCGGGATGATTTACGGCCCTCGGACTTGGACTGGAAGGCGCATCGGGACTTCTACCGGGAGATAGGCGGGCACTTGAACAAAGGAGCCGAGATCTGGATATCGGAGGTTGAGCCATTCAAGACGCAGGTGTATGTTGGCGGGCACCTTTACGAGCAGCGGTTTACATTGCCGATTATTGCTTTTTTGGATATGATAACAGACGGCGGTCTGCTGCTTGAGAAAGTATCGCCGTTCAAGTTCGGAGCAATGCAAATGGCGCTTCTGAAATCGAGGATAAGGTAATGGGCGGCAAAGGTGGAGGCGGCGGGTCATCTGGCGGTGATACCAACGTGGTGAACAAGCCATGGAGAGAGTCACAGCCGTTTCTGAAAAACCTTCTGGCGGACGCTCAGTCTGGTTATGACGCTGGGGTTTTCAGCACCGACCCTTTCACTGGAAATCGTGTTGCGCCGCAGTCGGGAATGACCCAGCAGGCCCTCGGCCAGTTCTCGGATATTGCAACGGCAGGCAATCCAATCTCTGGGCAGGCCCAGCAGGGCTTCGGCGATTTCATGTCAGGCGATATTTACCGCGACTTGGACGCGGTAAAGCAGAATGCGCTCGGAGATATCATGCCAGCGGCTATGAGCCGGTTCTCGGGCTCTGGTATGCTGGACAGCACCCTTGCCGCTGATAGCGCCGGACGGGCTGCTACGCAAGCGATAGCGCCCATAGAGTATGGTGCCTGGGATTCAGCGCAGAACAGAAAGCTCTCTGCTCTTGGCATGGCCCCGTCGCTCGCCGCCAATTCCTATCTTGATTCTCAGATGCTTTCCATGGCGGGGCAGCAGCAGGATGCCTTCGACCAGAGAAACATAGATGCGGAAATGGCTCAATACTACGAGACCCAAAATCAGGAATACGACGAACTGCAAAAAGCGTCGGCCCTGGGCATGGGCTTTGGCGGCATGGGCGGTTCACAGGCTAACAACACAGGCGATTCCGGCGGCGGCACACTGGAGACAATCGGCGGCATCATGCAAACGGTTGGCCCGCTGATAGCTATGGCCTTCATGTCGGACAGAAAACTGAAAACCGACATACGGCGCGCCGGAGTGACCGCAGAGGGCTACCCGCAATACAGGTTCCGATATCTGTGGGATGATGCCGGCACGGAAAGGCTCGGGGTTATGGCGGACGAGGTTCCCCCGGAAATCACAACTGAAATCGGCGGCTACAAGGCTGTCGATTACGCGCAAGTAACACTAGTAGGAGGCTAACATGCCAATGGGCGCAGCAGCGGGTGGCGCAGGGGCCGCAGGAGCAGCGGGTGGTGCGGGAGCGGCAGCCGGCGGTGGCGGCCTGATGAGCAGCATGGGAGGCATGGGCGGGATGATGGATATGCTTGGTCCTCTCATGGGCATGATGGGTGGTGGTGGAGGGCAGCAGCCCCCAGCGCCTCCGCCCGGCGCGGCCAACCTGTATAACCCGCAGGCAGTAGCAGCGGCTATCCAGGCCATGTCGCAAAACTCTCAGGGCTCCCCGGGCTTTGCGGGTGGGCATTTCGGCGGTGGTCAGCCGCGCCCACAGCAGTCGTTCCCGGGCATTGCCCCTAACCTGATTTCGCGAGGATATTGACATGGCGGGCTTGATGGACATGTTGCTAGGCGCTCAGGGCCAGACGCCTCCGCAGAAAGACCAGTTTGGCATTGATATCGTGCCGGGCCTTATGGGCGGCGCTCCTATCGGTACTCCCCCGCCACAGGCGTCGCCACAGCAGCAGCATATGGGCGGTATGATGGGCGCCCCGCCGATGGACCTTAACCAGCTCCAGATGCTGCTCCAGATGCTGGGAGCAGGGAGGCAGTAATGGCCCTCATGGACATGTTCAGCAGGCCTGAATTC